CGGAGAAGTGCTCGGCCGACGGCCAGTATACCTTCCGCGCGCTGCAGGATCTCACGGCGATCTACTGGTTCCGTGACGGGGAGGCTCTCCTGCGCATCGTGAAGAACCCCCAGGCTCAGTACCTCACCCAAGTGCAGATCGTTGAACCTGAAGCCCTCGATGAAACCCTGAACACACGGCTTGCCAACGGCAACGTCGTCAAGATGGGCGTCGAGGTGGACCAGTGGCGCCGTCCGGTCAATTACTACCTCCGCCGGCGGACGCCTGATTCCGAGGTCTTCGGCTCGCTCGTCTACAGTCGGGACTACGACGTCGTCCCGGCCGCGGAGATGATCCATATCTACGACCGGGAATTCGTCAACCAGACGCGCGGGATCTCGCTCCTGGCGCAGTCGATGCTCCGGCTGCACGCGCTCACGAAATACGAGGAAGCGGCGCTGACCAACGCGCGCGTGAGTGCGAACAAGATCGGATGGTTTTACGACGAGTCCACGGAAGAGTCCTCGGAGTTCACCGGCGACGGTGAGGATGATGACGGCAATAAGATTCTCTCCGCGGAGCCCGGTGAATTCCACGACATCGGCCACAAACGCTTCCAGTCCTTCTCGCCCGATTACCCGACGGCGCAACACGAGATGTTCGTGAAGACGACGTTGCACGGGATCACGGCCGGCGTCGGCATGGCCTACTCCTCTGTGACCAACGACCTGGGCGACACGAGCTATTCCTCTGCGCGCGTCGGCCTCCTGGAAGAGCGGGAGATGTGGAAGCTCCGCCAACAGATATTCATCGAAATGGTCCTCGGTCCTTGCTTCGACCGCTGGCTGCCGGCGGCGATCCTGACCGGTATGATTAAACTGCCCATGTCGCGCCTGGAGAAATTCAACTCTCAGGTCTGGATCGGCCGGCGCTGGTCCTGGGTGGATCCGCTTAAGGACCTGGCCGCGATGGCCCTGGCCCGAGAGATCAAGCTCGAGACGCTCACGCAACAGTTGGCCGAGAAGGGCGACGGTCTGGTCGAGACGCTGCAGGAGTTCGCCGAGGAGGAGAAGGAAGCGCAGAAGTTCGGTCTGACGACGGTCGTGAAATCGAAGGCCACAGGATCCGTAGGAAGTGCGGAGCCGGATGCGACGGGGGACGGTGGGAATCCTCCGGCTGACGGAAAGAAAACGGATATGAAGGCAAAGCGGGATTCTACGCCGAGCCTGCTCCGAATGGTCGCGGAGATCCTCGACGGCGAGGATGATGATTCACCGAACGCACGGCGACGTGCTCTGGAGACGGTTGCTGGATCAAACGGTAACGGAAAGGGAAAACGATGAAGCCGGAAGAACTCCGAAAGCTCCTGGCCGAGCAACTCACGATGCGGACGATCGCGCCGCAACCGTCGACCTACGATCCGAAGGCGCACTCCGTGGAATTTGTCGCGGCCACCGAAGACTATGTCGAAGTCTTCGACTGGTCCACCTGGTCGATCATCCGCCAGGTTCTCCTGATGGACGGCATGGTCATCCCCGGAACAGGCCAGGTGCCACTGCTCGATAGCCACGACCGGTACTCGGTCGAATCGGTTCTCGGGAGCGCGCGCGAGTGGCGGACCGAAGGAGGGAAGGCGATCTGCCGTGGTTATTTCACGAGCACCGAAGAGGGCTTGAGCGCCGAGACGAAGGTCGCCGAAGGCCACCTCACCGACATCTCTGTCGGCTACCGCGTCCTGGATCGGGTCGAGATCCTCGAGGGAAGCTCCGCGATCGTCGGCAACAAAGAATTTATGGGCCCCTGCCAGGTCGTCCGGTCCTGGTTGGTCAAGGAGCTCTCGCTCTGCCCGATCGGCGCCGACGAAGACGCCAAGGTCCGCATGACGCGGATGACACCAGAGTTCAAGCAGTTCCTCATCGCGCGGGGGCTGTCACCGTCGGCTTCGGCCGAGGAAATGATTGACTTCATGAAGCGCGAATTCACCGAATCACATCAACCATCACGGAAGGAGAGTCCTATGACTCCCGAAGAACTTGCTGCAAAAGAAAAGGCCGACACCGAGCGCAAGGCCGCGGAGCAGAAGGCTCTCGACGATGCGCGCACGGCGGCTGCCACGGAAGCCCGCGACCGGGTCGATTCGATCTGCAAGACGGCCGACCAGTTCCGCACGGACGTGAAGGACATGGATACGCTGAAGGAAGAGGCCCTGAAGGACAACTGGCCCTCCGAGCGCTTCTACAAGGAAGTGCTGAACCGGATGAGCAAGCCCCGCCCGGTTGCCGCCCCCGCGGCCCCGTCGATCATGTCGATCCGGGACTTCGTCAAACCGTGGCAGAAGCGCGCGGTATTCCTGCTTCACGCGAAGACCGAAGAGTCCAACGGCCGCCAGGACAATGCCAGGAGCTGGTTCAAGAGGTTCGACGAGGCGGTGAGCTCGATGACGGATGGCCAACGGGCGGCCGAGGAATTCGAAGCCCTCGAGAAGATCACGAAGTCCGGCCTTCCGGATGAGCAACAGTACCGGCTGGCCTCCTCGCTGACCGACGGGGCCGGCAAGTACCTCGTCCCCACGCCGCTTCTGGCGGAAATCTTCATCCTGGTCGAGAAGTGGGGCGTCGGACGCCGGTATTTCCGGTCTGTTCCGATGGTCGCCGACACGCTGAAACTCGACACGCTGGTGACGGAAGCCACCGCCGGATGGACCACCCAGGGCTCGAACATCACGGCCGGGGATCTGGTCTTCGGGCAGGGTGAGCTTTCGGTCGCGAAGCTGGCAGGGATCAGCGCCTGGTCGAGCGAGCTCGAGGAGAGCCAGGCGATCGCGTGGCTGCCGATCTTCACGGCATCGCTCGCGCGCGCGATCTACAAGAAGGAAGACCTCGCGGGCTTCATCGGTGACGGGACGGCGTCCTACGGCGGCATGACAGGGATCCTTGCCGGGTCCACGAATGTGCTGACGCTGGATGCCGGGAAGACCTCCTTCTCGGATGCCGACGCGATCGATTACAAGGCCTTGCGGGACAAGGTCAACATCGACTTCCGCGAGGGTGCGATGTACTTCCTCTCGCCGGCAGACGTGTCGAACCTCGAGGGGTTGAAGGATCTGCAGGGGCGATTCATCTACCGCGAACCGGCGGCGGGTCTCCCCGCGATGCTCTGGGGTTATCCGATTGCGGACAACGTCGGCATCAACGCGCTGACGCAGGCTTCGGCTGCCAATACGCGATTCGCCGCCTTCGGGAATCCGAAGCACATGCTGATGGGGATGAAGAGGCAGTTGGACCTCGTTGTCTCCCGCGAAGGCGTGATTCAGGCGGGCGATAACACGATCGCCTACAATGCCCTCCAGGCGGACGGCGCGATCGTGAGGATGACCGAGCGGATCGGCCACAAGCTGGTCCTGCCGAACGGCATCGCCGCGATGAAAACTGCGGCCGCGTAAGGCACGTTTCTACGTCGATTGGCGGGCCTCATCAGTGAGGCCCGCCGGTTGATTCTCAAACGTTCGGATTCGTAGGAGAATGGATTCATGGCAAAACAGGCAAAGGATCCCGCATCGGCAAAGCCCCAGGAGTCCGAGAAGCCGTCGCCGAAGGAAGCTCCGACAATCAGAATCACGCCAAAGCTCCAGCTCTCGTTTACGGGCGGGAAGTCGGGCAAGAAGTTCAACCTCGGTGCGGGCGTTCCGGTCGAGGTGGATCCTGCGGATATTAAGCACCTGGATCCTGCGGATTTCGTCCTCGGCGACGCTCCCAAAGCCGAATCGTCGAAAAAAAAAATAGTCTGGCAGATGCCAGTCCCCTTGAATCACCCCGATTCATTTGAATAAGGAGGAAGCAGTGAAACTCTTCCATGTTGTCTTGATCGCCCTCGTGGCGGTGGTTCTCTTGGCGCCGATAGCCGAAGCGCAACAGTTCATCCTCCAGAATCCCAACGGCGTTCCGGGGGCTTTCTACCATCCCGTCTGGAGCGCGAAGACCTATGCCGCGAGCCAGAAGGATACTTCCGCGGCCTACAACGTCTGCGGGGTCCGGGACCTCGAGGCCTACATCATCTATAACGACTCGGTGAACGTCATCACCCGATTCGAGTACCGCTCCACGACGAGCGCGGCCTGGGTGTGGGTTGCCGGCGATACCCTTGATCAGACCGGAGGTGGCGTTGTCTCCACAAGCACGGTCCACGAGAAGATCTTGAGGAGCTCAACGGTTAGCGCGATGAACTTCGGCGGGCAACTCCGGATCATCCAGGTCTTCCAGGCCACCCTCTGCGGCGTGACCACGCCGACCTACACGGTCCACTGGCGCTACAAGCCTTAAGGGAGGGAATCGTTCGGTGCTCTTGGACGACGCGGACATCGATGCCTTCTTCAAGACGGCCGACTTCGGGACTGTCGCTGAATACACAAAGGGAGCGGCGACTCGTTCAATCGTGGTCATCTTCGACCGCGAATACACACCGACGACGCTCGGCGACGCTGACGTTCAGATGACAGTCCCGAAGGCGCTCTGTAAGAGCAAGGACGTCGAGGGCATCGACCAGAGCGCCACCCTCCTGATTGCCGGCGTCACCTACAAGGTCGCCGAGCACCATCCGGATGCCCGGGGATTCACCGAAGTCATTCTGACGAGAGACTAAATGAACAAGCGTGAGGATATCGTCGGCGCGATCAAGACCAGGATGCAACTGATCCTCGTTTCCGGCGGCTACCTCACCAATTTCGGGCAGTATGTGCAGATCTGGAAACGGCTGCCTTTGGACTTCAATGGGACTCTCCTGAACATCCGGGATACGGCAGATGATTTCGGAAAGGAACATCTGCATGCGGCCGTCAACGAACAACAACACCGCCTGACCGTCCAGATTGATCTGCTGAATGCCGAGAAAGGCCAGGCGGCCGCGGCATACTTGCGCAAGGGGCTCTCGGACGTTTACAAGGCGTTCGGTGTCGATGACACGCTGGGCCTCTCCTATGTGATCCAATGCAATCCGCTCTCCGATACTTTTGACGTCGAGCAGGACGAACGGATCGTCGTGAGTGGGACGATTGTCATCGAAGTCCAGTATCAGACCACGAAGTGGGAAAATTAGGAGGATTCTATGGCTCGCTCACGATTTCACAAGACGACGATCGGCCTTGAGACGGTCTACGGCGATGGGGGTGCGACCCCGACGCCCGTCCCACTGTTCGCGACGACGTTCCCCGAGGACAATCCCACAATCTACGAAAATCCCGTTTTCCCGGGGAGTCTCGGAAGGAACGTGGCCTATATCGGCCTGAATTATTTCCGCTTCAACGGATCCTTCTGGCTCAAAGGTTCCGGCGTGGCCGGCACGGCACCGGAGATCGCAAAGCTCCTCAAGATCGCGGGGCTCGGCGAGACGCTGGTCGCCGTCACCTCCGCGACCTATTCGCCGGTCAATTCGGCGCACGACTCCGCGGGCCTTACGGTCAATATCGACGGTGTCGACTACGTCATCCCGGGAACGAGGATCTCCAACCTCAAGATCCCGATCAAGGCGGGAGAGCCGGTGACCTGCGAGGCCGAGTTCCAGGGACTCTATGCCAGCCCGACCGCCGTTGCGTATTCGGCCCCGACGTTTGCCGACGCGGCTGTCGTCGCGCCGGTTGCGACCGCCATGGCACTCACGATCGGGGGCGCGTCCTTCATGGTGCCCGAGATCAACCTCGAGATCAAGAACGTCGTCCCGCTCATCAAAAGCGTCAATGCCGCTAATCGCGGTATCGCCGAGATGCCGATCATGGGGCGCGAGTATGGCGGGAAGCTCGTTGCGATCCGGGATGCCAACAACGACATCGAGTGGTGGACCAATTACATCGGCTCCACGGAAGTCGCCGTCGCCTCCACCGGATTCGGCGCCGCGGGCAATCTCATCGCCCCGAGCTTCTCCAAGCTCCAGATCGTCAAGATCAAGCCGATGGATTACGAAGGCATGCCGGCCTATGACATCGACTTCCGGATCAACCTGGCGACCACGCTCGCGGGTGAATTCTCACTGCAGTTCAGATAAGCAAGGAACCTATGGGCCTCAGATCGCTCTCCGTTCACGCCACGCACGTCATCACCTGTCCGTGGGATTCTACTGACCCGAAGACCGAATTCCTGGTCGCGGACTGCCTCCCTCTGGGTATCCGCAGTGAGCTCAAGGATAACTTCTCGACCTGGGAGCGGGCCAGTGGGGCCCAGACGGTGACGACGAAGATGCGGAGCGCGGCGCGGAACGTGGAGATCGTCCGCCATGGACTCAAAGGGCTGAAGGATTTCACGCGCGCCGACGGGAAGCCGTTCGTGCTGAATCTGATTCAGAAAGGCGCCTTCACCGAAGTCCCGGATGAAGCACTGCAGGAGCTGGCGATTCCGCTCATGCAGGAAGGTTACGACACGGTGATCGACTGGCTGGCCGATGAGATCTGGAAGGCGAGCAAGCTCCAGAAGGCCGAGGCGGATTCTTTTCCCTCGCAGTCCGAGTAGCCGCTCTCGGGCTGCACAACCAGGACGTCCCGTACTGGGACAACGAGGGGAGTCGGAGATGGTGGGCTCCGGAGGAGCTGGCGGCGCTCCTGGTTGAATGGGCCGATGTCATGG